GAGGCTCTCAAGCCTGCGGTGGAAGTCGTAGATGCGTACACGCGGGAAGTTCCCGGTGCGCGAGTGTTCAAGTTCAAGACAGAGGAGGTGGACAAGTGAGCCGGTCGAATCCTTTGAGCAAAGAGGAGGCACTTGCAAGAAGAAGGGAGTCAAGTGCGAAGTATCGCGCAACCGCGAACGGCAAGGCCAAGAGGAAGGCTTGGAGGCCCGGCGAGGCTTCTAAGGCTAAACGAGTGGCATACGACAAGAGTGAGGGCCGCAAGTTGCAGTCGCGCGCAAGCAGATACAACATTACTGTCAAGCGGCTTCAAGAACTTCTTGAGGCTGGATGCTATGCAGCGGGCTGTAATGCCACTGGGTCTGGCGTAAATGGGTTAGTCATTGACCACGATCACAACTGCTGCAAGGGCGGTCGGTCGTGTGGCAACTGCGTAAGGGGCGCACTGTGTTCTTGGCACAACAAGTATCTCGGTTTTTTAGAAGCAGATTGGTTATTCGCAATCTGGGCAATGCGCCAGCCATCGCTGGTAATCAAAGTTAGGAGGGAAGCGTGAGCAAGATCTCAGCAGCACTAGCAGCACCATTCGAGGAGAAGGACCTGAAGCATCGTCCTGGACGAGCAGGGATGACCTTCACCTACGCCGACGCGCGAGCAGTCGCACAGCGGCTGGACGATGTTCTCGGCATTGAGGGCTGGCAGTTTGAGGTCAAGGTGGCTGATCCGAACCGTGGCGTGGTCCACGGCTCGTTAGTCATCGTGATCGACGGCAAGTCCACGATCCGGCAGGACTTCGGCTACCCGAACTCCACGCAGGATGACGAGCCGCTGAAGTCAGCGGCCAGCGACGCGCTCCGCAGGTGCGCCGCTCAGGTTGGAGTGGGCAGGAGCCTCTACAGCCCAGAGAAGGGCGTCCCAGTGCCACTTGGCAGGTCAAGGCACCTCTCCGACGCTCCAGCACCCTCTGTAGAGGCTTCTAGCAGGATGTCTGGAGACGATCAGGTGATGGCTGCGGCAGCGATGCTCTTTGTCTCAGGTGGCGGCGGGGACGCTGCCTGCTCTCACGGCGAGTCGTGGCAGTTAAAGCCAGGTGGAGTGAGCAAGGTGAGCGGCAAGCCGTACAACGCCTTCTACGCGGCCAGTCACAAGACCAGCGACGGCGGCTGGTGCAAGGACAAGCCAAGCCAGCAGTGGGTGGCAGAACAATCAGGCGCACCGGCAAAACCCAAACTCGTCCCAGAGGACCTGAGCGAGTTGCCGTTCTAAACATCTCTGGGGGGCGGCAGCGGGTTATGCCGCTCCCCAACTAAGCAGAGGAGGACGAAATGAATCTATGGATCAAGTGGTCAGCACAGGCACACAAGGACGCGATCATCAGCAGCCTCACGCATCTTCAGTTTCGCGCCTTCGTCATCATCCTTGAAGTGTCAAAGGAGATGCGGAAGGGTGGTGAGTTCCGAGACCGAAAGCACCTGCAAACAATCCTCGGACCAGAGTTCTCCAGGGCGGTCCCTCGGCTCATTACCGAAGGCTTGCTAGAGGAGTCTCAGAGCGGTCTCATCACCGTCTCACACTGGTCTCGCTGGCAAGTCGACCCTACCTCAGCCGAGCGCCAGCAACGGAGTCGTGCGGGAAAAGGGGCTGAGTCACGGTTCGGTCACGCGCTAGAGAAGAGAAGAGAAGAAACAGAGAAGAAACAGACTCTTACTAAAGCAAAGAGGATGCCTTCACTGGCTGAGATTCTTGGAGGACAAGGATGATGATTACATTGACTGACGAGGAGTTGGAGCAGTGCAGGCAGCGAGGCGTGCAACTAAAGCAGGTCAACCTTCAGACGAAGGACACACCGGCTTATGCCGACCAGAGCCGCAAGGTCTACAAGGATGAGGCTGACGCTGGCTTTGTGATGTCGGTTGCTGAGTGCGCTGTCGGAAAGGCAACGGATCGCGTTTGGCACGCAAAGGTCTGGCCCAAAGAGGAACACGCCTTGCACAAAGATGAACCTGATGTCGGTCGGAACATCGAGGTGCGCCACATCACTCATCCAGGCGCAGGTCTAGTAGTCAGGGAGAAGGATCTCAACCGAGACAAGGTGCTGTTCCTTGCGTACCCAGATCCAGAGACTGAGTGCCGCACCGTGCAGGTGATCGGCTGGCTCAAGGCAGAAGACGCCTGGGCAAATGGTCGGCAGGTGGATGACTACAGGAGGGTTCCGCAGGCATTGCTGAACACCAAGTGGTGAGCAGGTCGGTGGCGATCCTCGGACCACAGGGTGCTGGCAAGTCGAGCATCGCGGCACTCTTCGGTGAGCATCGTGGCTACCAGCGGCACGGCATCGCTGACGCGATCAAGCACCTTGCCAACCTTGCCTACCGGCAACTGGGCAAGGACGAGACGCTCACGGTGGACCGCTACACAGGGCTCACGGTGATCACTGGGCGCGAACTGCTCCAAGACATTGGGGCGGCCTTGCGCGAGGTGGACCGCAAGTTCTGGCTTCGGGTCTGGAGGCAGGACTACTTTGAGTTGCAGCGTCTCGGCTATGGCGTGGTCATAGACGATGTGCGTCTGCCGGAGGAGACCCAGTATCTGAAACTGGTGGACCCTGAGATCTTCGTCGTGCGCCTCACCGCTGACCACGAGGTCAGGGAGCGCAGAATGGGTGGGCAACTGCTCGGCTCAGGGGATATCACAGAAACAGGCTGGACAGCGAGTGAGTTTGACCTTACGGTGGACACATCGAGCATCTCGCCAGAAGAGGCGTATCGTCAGATCACGGACGCAATGGAGGAGGTTGTATGAACGAACTTGAAGTTCTCGCAGCACAGGTGGGCTATCGAGTGCAGGACTGCCTTCAGATTGAAGGCGTCTGGACGGTCATCCTTGACGACGAGGATGGAGAGATCACATCAACCGGCGCAACGCCGCAAGAAGCCATTGAGCGAATGACAGAGCGACTTGTCGCAGTCTTGAACAAGGTCGGACATTGAGCGGCTGGGACAGCATCGGCATCATCTTGGGGTTCGCCAACATTGTGCTGGCGTTCCTGATCGCAGCCGCGCTTCCTAAAACCAGCAAGGCAGGTGGCGCCGCAGCCGCTACGATCTACCTCGTGGTGGCACTTGCCAACGCAGTCTGGATTGCAAGGAGCGCACTGTGGCCGCAGTGAAAGCACAGCGTGGTGGACCACGCAAGGAGCCAGTGTTCGCAGCGACGGTGTGCGCGTCGTGCAATGGCGCGCTGGATACGCTGAAGCAGGCGTGGCGCGTCAAGTCGATCTACTTCGTTGGCACCAAGCGTCACAGCACCTACGGCTGGCACCACAGGACCTGCGTCAAGTGAATCGCATTGAGCGAGCCGCTCCGTTCCTTGATGACAAGGTGATCGCTGTGCAAGAAGGCGCTGATGCCTGGTGCGAGGAGCCAGGAGTTACTGGACGAGTCTGGTGCAACCTCTCGGTGCGATATGCCGATGCCATCGCCCCTGACGGTTGGTTCTTCCTCTACGAAGGCATCGGCAACCGCAAGACGAACCTTGACCTCTTGAAGCACGGACTGCTGGAGATTGAGCAGAGCCGCTTCACCCTGAGCGACGGCAACTCAACAATCCTTGCGAGGCTCATCTGATGGGCTACTACAAGGACCAAGCCATCCAGAAGATGATTGACCCGGCGAAGAGCCGCAAGGGGAAGAATAGCCGCGCGCGCGGCAACGCCTTTGAGCGCGAGGTCGCCAAGCGCCTACTCGGTCAACGCGTCGGACAGTTCGGCGGCAAGCAGGATGTGGCGAACGACTGGCTCGCCGTGCAGTGCAAGGTCGGCGGCAGTTTCAGCGAGCGACAGTGGGACTGGCTTCAGACTGTGCCAGTGAAGAGCGATCAACTACGCGGCTTGGTGATTGGCGACAGCCCAGGCGTCGGCGGTGGTCGCCGTCGTGCCGTGATCATCCTTGACCTTGACGACTTCTGCGATTGGTTCGTAGCAGCGGAGCCGCCTGAGTGATCGCGCCACTCTTGGCACTGGTGATGGCGTTCACACCAGGGTGCCAAGTCAAGACGGCGCAAGGCGTGCCGGTCGGTGGTGTCGCATCGTGGTACGACGCCACTCGCAACAACGCGTGGTACACACGCGGCGGCAATCGGATGTACGCAGCAGTCGGCACCTTTAGGTGGGGAGACACGCCGTACCGCATCAAGGTCTGCCGTGCTGATGACCTGACCACTTGCGTCATCGTCACCGTGACCGACTATTGCGGCCGCTGCCACAAAGACCTCAAGCGCAAGTGGACGCGCAGAAGTCGAAGTATGGACTTGTCTCCGCAAGCCTTTGCTGGACTGCGTGCCTTGCATCTTGGGGTCGTGCAGGTCATAATCACGGACTGGGACGACATCCGTCCCTAAGAGGGAGGAACAGTTGAAGACAGTTCGCTCGATCAGTGGCGCGTGGCTCAAGACCATTGCCAAGAACGCCTTCCCAAGCAAGCCGCACGCAGGACGAGTCAAGGCACTCGCCGAGGCACTTCAGATCAGCGCACGCAGTTGCTACGCCTATGTTGCTGAGGAACGGCGCGTGCCGGAGGAAGTGGAGTTGCGCTTCATCGCACTCTTCGGCAAGGTCGCAGAGGACGGCTGGCGCACCATTGAGATGCAGCGGCCGCGCTACGAACGAAAGCAGAAGGACGAGCGCACGCCAGGGCTGAGCAAGGTGCAGGCTGAAGAGATCCGCACTGACTGGCGCAGCCGAGCGATCCGCAGTTCCAGCATCCTGGCGCAGGATGTCCTCGGACACGCGCTGGACTGGGAGCAGAACCCGATGACACTTGGGCGCCTGCGGATGATTGACGAACGCCTTGACGAAGCGGAAGCACGGTTCAAGTACCCACACGGCTTTGACTCACTCGCCGTGAGCGAGGACTGGCTCGCACTCTGCAAGGTCTGCGGGATGGTGGGCGCAGTGGACGACAAGGTGAAGGAGGTCAATGGGCTGGTGTTCAATGTCACCTGCGAGACTTACAGCCATAGGGTGGGCGCGTGACCCTTGCTGACTTTGACAAGGCGTTCAGCGGCGAACTCGGCAGCACGCGCCGGTGGGATGCGTTCCAACTCATCGCTGGAGAACTGCTTGCTCGCAAGCGTGCGCTCTACATCGTGGAGACAGGATGCGCTCGGCAGGTCGGCAACTGGAGCGGCGACGGACTTAGCACCGTGCTGTGGGACTGGCTCATCACTCAATGCGGCGGACGCTCCATCACCTACGAGATCAACCAACTCAACATCATCGAGGGGCGCAAGATGGTCAGCAGGGCTGAGATTGTGCAGTGCGACTCGGTGGTCGGACTCCGCACCACGCAGGACCAAGACAAGATTGACCTGCTCTATCTGGACTCCTACGACTTGACTGAGACCATTGACTCGCCACTGCACCACCTGGCTGAACTTGCCTCGATCTACGCCGCGCTGCCGTCAGGTTGCCTGATCGCCATAGACGACTGTGTGGATGAGCAGCACGGCAAGCATCGCTTCGTGCGGGACTTCCTAAGCAGGCTGGGCGTGGAGCCTGTGCTGCGCTCCTACATCACCGTCTGGCGTAAGCCATAGGGCTACACTCTCTGGCGAGCCGCCTTTGGGCGGCCCATCGCCTGCCAGTGGAGTCCTCCCGCTGGCAGGCTAACTACTTGGGGACAGAGGAGGACTCGTGGCACCGACACCAAAGCCAGACAGGTTTGACGCGCTTGAGTCCTATGTCGCTGAAATGCAAGAGGCGCTAGGCATCACCGTCTGGAAGGTCACCGTGATCCGCGAGGCATCGGATGTTGAGGCGTGGGCTGACATCAACCCGCACGAGCAGGCAGAGTCTGCCGAACTGCGCGTCTCCTATGACTTCTGGAAGCAGACGCCAGAACACCAACGCGAGATCCTCGCGCACGAGATGCTGCACATCGTCACTGCTCGACTTGATCAGACTGTTGAGGCAATGGAGGAAGCCTTCGGCAAGATCGGCTGGGCAATCTTTGAGCCGCAGTATGTCAATGCAACTGAGCGCGTGGTCGATCACATCGCTAAGGTGCTGGCTCCCAACCTGCCGCTGCCAGAGTTCCCGAAGGCGTGACCTTCCAGCGCCCCTGCTTGGATTGCGGTGTGCTGACGATGGTGGGCAACCGATGCCAGACACATCGAGCGGCAGCCCAAGCCAAGTGGAAGGAGGGCAGACCTAATCCCTACCTTGACCCAGCGTGGCGCAAGTTGAGCAGTCAGATCAGGAGCAAGCGACCGTGGTGCGAAGTCTGTGGCAAGACCACCGACTTGACCGTGGACCACCTTGATCCGATCAGCAAGGGCGGCCCACTGCTCGCACCAGAGCACAGGCTTCGCGTAGTATGTAGACCTTGCCACGGCAGAGAGACGCGGCACAAGTAGGAGGACGCAATGAGGATCGGCTGGTATAGCAACGCACCACACATCCCATCGGGCTATGGGCAGCAGACCGCGCAGGTCGTACTCCGGCTAAAGCAGGACGCTCACGAGGTTGCGGTGGTCAGCAACTTTGGCGCCGCTGCGAGCCTGAACTTCAACGGCATCCCAGTCTTCGCTGATGGCTTGAAGCAATACAGCACTGACATCTTCCCTCAGCACCTGAAGGCGTGGGGCGGCGTCAGCATCGGACTCTTTGACGCCTGGCCGATGGTTGCCGTCGCTGAGCAGTTGAAGCAGTTGAACCTGGCGTGGTGGGTTCCAATCGATCACGACCCTGTGCCGCCCGGCGTGGTGGACTTCTTCAATAAGACAGGCGCGTTCGCCATTGCGATGACCCGCTTCGGTCAGGAGCAGTTGCTTAAGATCGGTATGCCAAAGGAGTTGGTGACATACATCCCGCACGCCATTGACACCAAAGAGATGTTCACGGATGTCGGACGAGATGGTCGCAAGGCAATGGGAATCCCAGAGGACGCACACCTCGTCGTGATGAACGCTGCCAACCGCGGTAGGCTCCCGATCCGCAAGGCGTTCGCCGAGAACCTGCTCGCACTAAGTGAGCATATGAAGAAGCACCCAGACGCTTGGGCGTACATCCACACCGAGCCTGAAGGGATCAGCGATGGGATGAACCTGCCGCGCTACCTGAACTTCATTGGCGCACCGATGGATCGCTTCAGGTGGCCAGAGCAGATGGCGTTCCGCAACGGCATACCGACCGAACATCTCAAGCACATCTACTCAGCCGCTGATGTCCTGCTCGCTACCTCAATGGGCGAGGGCTTCGGCATCCCTACGGTGGAGGCTCAGGCGTGCGGCACGCCAGTCATCGTGAGCCAGTTCGCTGGCAGTGCAGAGTTGGCAGGACCACACAGCACGCTAATCCACGGACAGAAGATATGGGATGAGTTCCAGGGGTCGTACTGGATCGTGCCTGACACGCGGCAGATCCACGGCGCGCTGGAGATGAACTATCAGGAGACAAACAATAAATCTGTGGACCGAGCGAAGGTGCGCGAGTTCGCCTTGCACTACGACGCCGACCTGATCTACGAGAAGCACTGGCGACCGTTGATCTGGCAACTCGCAGCGCGCACGGAGCCAACGGCTCCGGTGAACCGCGCCGAGCGCAGAGCCTCTAAGAAATCTAAATAGGGGGGCGGTCTTTATTCTACAAACACGAGGGGGGCGTCTATCCAGCGCCGAGTGCTGCGCAGGCGCAGTCAGGTTAGGCTAGGGGGACTATGAGCGGACCAGCCAAGACACCGAACGAAATCAAAGCGCGCCGAGGCACGCTCAAACCAAGCCGCGCCGTGGTAGTGCAGATCGCTAACAGCCTGCCTCGCGCCTCAGAACTTGGCGTTCCAGACGGCCTCGGACCTATCGCCACCGAAGCCTGGGATCGCATCGTGCAGTACGCCGGTGCGTGGATCGCGGTCAGCGACCGAGACTCGCTTACGATGCTGGTCAAGGACATCGAGTTGCTTGCAAACCTAGAGGCGCGAGTGAGCGTGGATGGTCCTGTCCTATACACCGACAAGGGATACGCCTATGCTCACCCTGCGATGGGGATGAGGCACAGCACAGAGGAGAGCATCAGAAAGTGGATGAATCACTTGGGACTGACCCCAGCGGACCGAGCCAAACTGGGGATCGCAATGGTGGAAAGCCAGAGCAAGGTGGACAAGTACCGCGAACGCCTAGCGGCGAAGGCTGGCCACCGCGCTGGCTGACCCCTGTCGCCCCTGCTGACCTGACTCGCAGCCTGGGCAATATCGTCTCGGACTTCGCTGAGGAACTCGTCCCTATCGCCAAAGACTCAATCGCTGGCGCCTCCGGCGAGCCCCTGATCTTTAGGCAGTGGCAGCGACGCCTGCTCCGCAGGATGCTGGCGCGGCGCGAGGATGACACCTTCACCCACCGCTTCTTCCTGACTGGCATCGCACGAAAGAACGGCAAAACCGCGCTTGCCTCCACCCTGCCACTCTTCTTCGGACTCTACGGCGACCGAGGCGGTGAGATCTACTCCGCAGCCGCTGACCGAGACCAAGCCAAGTTGGTGATGAGCCACGCCAGGCGAGCCGTTGAGATGAGTCCAGAACTGGGCGCGCAGATCAAGGTCTACCGCGACGCGATGGAGTTCAAGGGAACTGGCACGGTCTACAAGGCGTTGTCTTCGGAGGCTTTTACGAAGGAGGGCTTGAGCGCCTCGCTGGTCATCGCGGATGAGTTGGCAGCGTGGCCGTCTCGTGAACTCTTTGATGTTCTCAGCCTCTCAATGGGCGCTAGGCGCTCGCCGCTCTTTGTCGCCATCACGACGGCTGGACCGAGAGTGGACTCCACCGGCGGCGACTCCATCGCCTACACGCTGTACCAACTCGCGCGTCGCCGCATCTCTGGAGAGAACGACGACACGACGCTGGGGATGGCGTGGTGGGAAGCGGCTGACGACGCCTACGGCGACGAGACCAAGTGGAGCGAAGCCAACCCAGGCTTGATGAGCGACCCTGCCATCCTGAGCCTTGAGGACTTGCAGAGCGCCAAGAAGCGAACGCCTGAGCAGGAGTTCAGAACCAAGCGCCTGAACCAATGGGTCAGCAGTTCGCAAGCCTTCCTGCCGACTGGCACTTGGGACGCCTGCAAGGATGACCAGATCGCACTCAACAAGGAGGACGAAGTGGTGCTGGGCTTTGACGGCTCGTTCAGCAACGACTCCACTGCCATCGTCGCCTGTCGCGTAGCAGACAAGGCGTTCTTCGTTCTCGGACACTGGGAGCGACCGCTCGATGCAGAACTCAACTGGCGCGTGCCGGTGGAGGAGGTCGAAGCCAAGATGCTGGAGATCTGCCAGACCCACACCGTCCGAGAGATCGTCTGCGACCCATTCCGCTGGCAGCGGTCAATGGAAGCCTGGCAGCAGATCGGCTTGCCTGTGGTTGAGTTCCCTCAGACCCCGAGCCGAATGGTGCCAGCGACTGCCGCCTTCTACGACGCAGTAGTCAATGGCCGCGTAAAGCACAACGGCGACCCAAGCCTTGCCAGACACGCCGCAAATGCTACGCCGTATTACAGCCGCAATGGGCTTATGATTCGCAAAGAGTCCAAGACCTCACTCAAGCGTATTGACCTTCTAGTCGCTGCGCTGATGGCACACAGCCGAGCGGGTACACTTGGGAACGCACTGGCGCCAAAGCCGCGCGCTGAGGTGAAGTGGATTGAACTGTAAGGAGACAAATGGGAATCCTTGATCGCGTCTTAGGACGCCAGC